GGGAGGTCATTGTCGTGCGTCAAGGCGGCCTGCGCATCCCCCACGGCGCGCAGAACAGTGTTGGGCACGCTCGCGTCGGCGCCGGGAACATGGGCTGCGATGTCGTCGCGCACCTGTTCGCGGCGCTGGCGGAGTGTCAATGTCGGCCACGGCATCAGGTCAGAACCTCGTTCCACAGCTTCTCGAAGCGGACGGCCACCGCATTGCCGGCCCCGCGATAGAGCGTGATTTCAGCGCCGAGGCGCTCAAACTCGAACCAGTCCACCGTCAGATCGTAGGCGGCGACGATGCGGTTCTCGACAAACGGATCGAGCGCCTCGCGGATGTAGGCCTCGGCGCGGGCGCGCGTTTCTTCGGTCTGCTTCTCGCGCGACAGCAGCCACAGGCGCGAACCGATCGGCCAGCCGCCCCAAATCTCCTGCGCCTCGCTATCCGCCCACCAGCCGCGCCGGTCGGACGCAAAGTGCGGCAGCTCGTCGTCATCTTCCGCCGTGCGATGCGTGAACAGCGCCACCGCAACGGCGTTGACGAGTTCCATCGACGTGTCGAGGGTTCGGCCCTTGACGAGCCAGTCGCCTAGCATCCGATCCGGATCCCAGACGACGCGAATATCTGCCATGATCTAACCTTTCGGCCAGGGTCCGCGAGCCAAAGGCGAACGGCGCATCCGCCCCGGCCGGAGCGGCAGCGCGGCGCGTGAGGCCACGTTAAGCCGTGTGTGGGCCGGTGGAGTCGACGTGCGTCCCGCTCGTCGTCATGTTGCCGGTGTGCATGATGTCGCCGACGATTTCGACGTTGGCCTCGATGCGGACCTTCGACCCGCTCTTGATCACGATGCCGTTGCGCGTCAGGTGGACGCTCTGGCCCTGGTCGTCGTGAATGGCCATCTCCCCACCTTCTAGATTCTGCATGCGAAAGCGGCGGTCTGCGACGTCCGTGACGATGACATGGTCCGGGTTGCCGTTGACGGCCATCGCCAGGACCTCAGCCCCGGCCTTTGGATGGTACGTCATGCCGTACCGTTCCCAGTGCTCGACCTTCGACGGCGTGTGGCCGTTGCGAAGGCGGATGTTGAGTGCCTGCATCTTTTTCGAGGCGTCCGTCTCGGTGACGACGCCGCGCTGCACCAGCGACCGAATGAGCATCTCCTGGCGGCGCTTGTCGAAGCGGTCAAGCGAGTCGTAGGTCATTGCAGCAACGGCATGGACGAGGGTTTCGTGGACGACCAGCGCTGATCGTTGACGCTGCCGGCGCTGTCGCCAGAGCCGGGGCCACCCTGAGCCGAGGCCGCCTTCGGATTGAGCGCCTCCGGCGGAACCAGAGACAAGTCCGTCGTCGTGCCGCCGCGGTCGGACTGCTGATGCGCGACGTTCTCGACGGCCAGAACGCGGTTGATGGCCAGCATGGGCGAGGTCACCTGCACCAGATCGCCCGGCATCCACAGCGCGCCGGGTGCACGGAACCAGTCTACCACCTTGATTTGAACCTTGGTGCTCTCGCCGGAACGCGAGGCACACTCCCACTCGCAGCGCTTGCGGGCGCCGATCTTTGCCGTCTTGACGTCGTCGACGACGACGTGCGGCCGGTAGCGCTTGATCGCGCCGTCCTTCACCTTCGCCGAGATCTCGGAAATTTCCCGCCCCCAGCGCTCGTCGTCGCCGTGATCCTGGCCCTTGACCTCGTAGTCCGAGTAGCGGTTGTCGGCGCGCAGCGTGGCCGAAGCTTCCAGAATATTGACGCCTTCGGTCAGCGTCGCCACAGGCGCGCCATCTTGCACCTGCAGGATGCGCAGAGAGCCATCCGTGTCGTCGGTCAGCGCGGCGGCGCGGTGGCGGGCATAGCGCTCAAGCATCTCGTGCTTCGTCTCGCCGGGCAGCGTGCGAATCACGTCGAAGGCGTCCTTGATGTCGGCCTGCACCTTCACCTTGACGCCATGCGGCAGCGCCAGCTTGTTCGCGACCTGGTCGAGCGTGACCTTGCGCATCTCGCCTGTCGGCACGTCGGGATCGGCTGCGCTGTCCACCATGTCGGCAGTTTTTGAGCGACCCTGGATGCGGACGGTGTGGCTGTCGGCGTCGTAGCGCGGGCAATAGGTGTCGACGTAGCCGGTCAGCACCGGGACGCCGGAATACCTCACGACGCACGGATCTCCCTCGCGGATGCGCCAACCGAGGAGCGCGGCGGGTCCGTCGCGACCGCCGGACCAACGTTCGGACACTTCGAAGCTGAACTGGCCCGCCATCTCGCGCACGGATCGCGAGACCTCGGCCGCCAACCAGCCCTCGTAGATCATCCCGTTCGCTTCCAGCGACACGATTCCGGGCCGGAAACCCGGCAGTGCAAAGCTGCTGAGCGCCATCATCGCGAGTAGGCCCGTCCCTGCATCGGCATGAACGCCGGGTGATCGGTGGCGGAGTTTTCAGCGCGCAGCTCGTCAGCACGCGCGGCGTCCTGGTAAAGGCGGTGCGCCAGAACCACTGCCGGCAACGGCACAGCGGTCTCGTAGCTGACCACCCGCGCCAGCGGACGGCCGCGCTCGATGAGATCGCGCACCAGCCGCCCCTGACACGCGCGCAGCGCGCGCAGGATGTCCGTCGCTCCCTGATCGGAGGCCCGTTCAATCGCGACATCGAACGTCCGTCCGAGGCGCAGGCGAAGCTGCGCCGCCTCGTCGTGCGAGCGCGGGATCATAGCCGAAACGGCGTTGGCGATTTCAGCCAGCGCCAGGCCCTCGAAGAGCATGGTCAGCGCCTGTTCGTTGATCGCCTGCTGACGCGACGACGCCGTCGATCCGGGAACCGGCTGAAACGCGCGCGACTGCACCACGACGCGCTCGAGCCCGGCGATAACCGCGCGCATGTCAGACGAACAGGACCGGTAGCCAGCCGCGATCGAAGCCAGGACGGCAGCAAGATCCGCGCGCCGCGACGCCGCGCGGGTGTCGGACTTCAGGGCGCGAATGTCGCGACGGTAGCGGGCATATCCGTCCGGGTCTGCGATGCCGCCGGGCGTGCGCTCGAAGAGCGGCAGCAGCGCCGTCAGGATGCGCGCCGTGGCGCCGAGGATGTGGTCGGGGACGTAGATCCGGCTCATCGAATGGACCGCGCGTTGAACTGAGCGATGGAGGCCGCCACGAGCCCGCCGGCGGCAGACGCCAGAAGCGACGCGGTCGCGGGCATGGACATCGGCCCAGCCGGGCCGCCAGCCTCGATGAAGTCGAGGCGGATCTTACAGAACCGCCCCTCCTGGCTCGTTTCGAGAACACGAACCTTCCGGCAGACGACCTTCTGAGAGATGCCCCAGTGATCGACATACTGCCCTGGCCCTTCGCGCTCGGCCGCCTGCAGAAGACGGTTGCGCTGCGCCATGTAGTCGTCGCCGATGACGTAGGCATCGACGGAGAATTCGCGCGTCGCTTTCCCCATGTCCTCGGGGAAGTTGGAATTGCGCTTCGGAAACTCGTGGTTCTGGATGCGGCGGCCGCTTTCGAGGTCGCGATCCATCGTGTGGAAGCGCACGCCGCGAAACGCCGCCCGCCGAAGGTTCTGCCGCCAGGTCATGGACGATCCCTATTCGACCGCATCGCGGTCGTGGAGCAAGGCGAACCGCGCGAGAGCGCGCCCCGCGCGGAGGGCCGACGAGGCCCGTGAGCGCTTATCGCGCCGGTTGCATGTTGGGGCCGGTGTTGAGTTGCACGGGGGCCTGCGCCGCCGCGCGCACCTTCGCGGCCACGCTCGACGCGGCCTGCACAGCCGCCGCCCCGCCGGCCGCGATACCGGCGGCGAACGTCTGCATCGCGCGCTGGCCCTCGGCGGTGAGATCTAGGTTCATGGCGGCGCGGATGTCGTTTGCAGCCTGCTGAGCCTCGGCAACGGCGGCGGAAAACTGTCCGCCCATCTGGCCACCTTCGGCGCCAGGCGCACCGCCTTCGGCACCCGGCTCCGCGGCTTCCGCGCCGCCGGAGTAAAGACCGAGGGTTAGCGGATTGAGGATTGCGCCCGTAACGCCGTCCTTCTGGTAACCCTGATAGGCGTCCCACGCGCCTAACGCGAGGAGAGACGGCACCCATAGCCGGGATAGAATACGACCACCCAGACCGAGCGCCGCGCGTCCGCCAAGCCCTGCGAGACCAGCCGCGCCGCCGGCGTTCGCGGCCAGCGACCCCGCCAGAACAGCGCCGAGCCCGAAGCGGCGCAAAGCAGCTAACCCGACAGCGCCTCCGGCCAAACCTTTGAACAGGAGCGCACCGCCGCCCATCGCAAGCGGTGCCGCCACGGCCAGACCGGCAATCGCTACCGCCAGCGCCGTGACAGCAGTTTCCGATTGCGCGGCGGCGTTAAGAAGAGCCGTCAGAGAGTTTGTGACAAACTGAATCGGCTCGCTCTCGCGCAGCTTGGTCATCAACTGGCCCCAAGCGCCTTCGAGCTGATTGAGTTCGCCAATATCGGAGTTCTTGCGACCCTCAACGCCTGCGTCGATCACCTCGCCGCCGACAGCAAGCGCGCCTTCGTAGGTCTCAACTAGCTTCTCGTAGAACTCGAAAAGCGGCGTGTTGCGCGCGACGTGTCGGCCTTCAAAAATTGTAGATATATCTGCAATGCTGGCCCCAGCATCGCGCAGTTTCTTGATGTAACCCGGAAGATCGAAATCACCTTCAGGCACTAGAGTTGAGTTGGCAACAGCTTGACGTACATCGTCCGCGCGACCTTCCCAACCCTTGCCAAGACGCTTGAGCGCTCGCTGGGTGACTTCCTCCTGGAACTCAGGGGATGTCATCTGGCCAGACTCATAAGCCTCACGAAACTTTTGTGTCCATTCTTCGCGTCTTTTCTTGCCGTCCTTGCCAGCAAAAAGTTGACCGTCGAGAAGATTGTTGAGGCGGCGTATGG